TATATTGCTCATCTACTTTTTGATTAGCTAAAACACGTTCAGATTGTTCTATTATTTTATCATTTTCAATTTTAGCCAATACCGAATTTCTTTTTAATTGATTTTCCCTAGCTTCATATTCTAAATCTAAATATTTAATAGTTTCGTCATAAGACTGCTTGCGAAAATCAATCATTATTTTTTGATTTACGTTTTCACCTTCAATTATTTTTTGATTCGCTAAATCTAATTGCCTTTGTTTTTCAGCTTCTTGCTCTTTTATAATATCTATTTCAGACTGTTTTTGCAAAGAAATAATGTCCTGTTCAATTTTAAATTGTTTTTCTAAGCTTGCTATTTTATCATTTTGAAGCTTAATGATTAATTCATCATTTGCGATTTGATTATTTTGTGCATCTTTTACAATTTTTGCGGTCTGCTCTGTTTGTGATTCCGTTAATTTTAACCCTCTTAATTTTTCACCCAACAATACCTCATCCTTAGTAGCAATTAAATCATTGAAATCTACTATTTTTTTTTGTTTGGCTTCATTATTCTTGTTTATTTCATTTTCTTGTCTTAAACCTTCATTAAAAATTCTAACTTGCTCATCTGTACTTCTTTTTTCAGCTTTTGCCAAATTAGCTATAAATATCTCCCTGTCTAATAGTTGTATTTTTTCATCGGCTATTTTTTTTGTAAGTACAGCTATTTCACTCCCAGCATTAAGCTTCTTTTTTTGTATTAAATCAATTTGAAAGGATGTTTCTCGCTGTATTTGTTCTCGCTTCCTCTGTGCATCTTGTCGCGGTAAGTCCGATAATTTATCGACAGCATCTTTTTCAGCTTTTACCTTTTCTTCTAATAAATTTAACTCATCGGCTTGTAGTAGCTTTAAAACAGCATTGTTTTTAAACGCTTCTCTTAAATCGTTTTTACGCAATAAAATTAAAGCTTCAGCTGTTTCTTTTGTTTGTTTTTGATTTTCTACATTAAAAATCAACCTATCCCTTTGCTGTTTTAATTCAACTTTTGCAATTTCAACACCTAATTTTGCACTTTCTCTCCTTTTTTCAATCGATTTTATTAATGCTTCACGTTGTTCGTCAATTCCTCTTGTTGTATCGCTTGCAATCTCGTTAAAATCTTCCTCATCTAAATTAAATTCTTGTTGTTGTATTCTCGTTAACCTTAATGTCTTTTCAAATTCGTTTAATATTTTTTGAAGTTTTACCCCTGATTCATAAGCTTGTCCAAATTGTTTTGTTACTCCTTGCCAAGCATTTTCTGATATTTTAGTCCCTTCATTGAACTTATTCCAATCTAAAGTAAGTAATCCCTCAAGTTGTTTTGCAAATCCTTCACCTTCAATTGCTAGCCGATTAAATATTACTGACCCCACACCACCAATACCTGAAAGCTGTTCTTTTAATGTGTCAGCACCTTTACCTGTGCTTTCAAATGCAGCCTTTAATGACCTAATGGATTGTATAATAATAGCAATACCTAGAGCCTTCATGGCGACACCTGCTTTTTTACTAAATCCTTCCGTGTTTTTTAATTCATCAGCTACATTTTTTAAACCTTTTACAGAATCGCCTAAACCTGATACTAATTCTTGATTAGATTCTGAAAGGTTACCTGTAACTTTTGAAAATAAATTACTAGAATTTATTGCATCTCGCATAGATTCGGTATAATTACCGACATTCATGGAATTTCTTTTTAGCTTATCGCTATTGGCTGAAATTTTAGCGTTATTTTCATCAAGCTTTTTATTGATTTCGGCTAACTTAACAGCATAATCCTTATCAGCTTCATTTAGTTTTTTTCTTTCTAACCTTAATAAAGTTTGTTGAGCTAAAAGCTTTTGTTCAGTACCAAGTATTTTGCTTTCAATTATTGCTAATGCTTCAAGTTCTGCTTTTCTGTCTTTAGCGATTGCCTTGTTAACTGCATTTTGTTTTATTTGCTCGTTTGTTAATAGCTTTGACTTTTCTTGTACCTTAATCTTTTTTTCTTCAAGCTTTACAATAGCTTCATCAACCTTTTTTTTATCCTCCAAAGCTTTAGTAGCCTCTTTAATTTGTTTTGAGTTTTTCGGGTCTTTATTGGCTTTTAGCGTTTTAGTTGACTCCTTATTAATCTCTTTTAAACCAATTACTAGCTTATCAATTTCAGCTTCAAAAAGCTTTGCATTCTTTATCTGTTCAACAAATAAATCATCGCTTATTATATCACTACTTTGTACTTTTTTAGACTCTGCCATTTTTACTTAAGTTTTTGCAATAGTTGTAAAATTCAAATACACTAATCTTATTTATATCAATCTTGAAATTCATTTGCTTTTCAATCTGAAAAATCAAATCATAAAAAGATAAATTGTCAGTCTTTTTTTCTTCAATATTCTTTAATTCATCCTCTTTAATTTCAATAAACATTAACGGCTTATTTTCAGATTTCATAATCTCAATGTCAATCTTTATTTTTAGCTTTGTTAAAAATTCTTTACTAGCACCGAATGTATCAATAATCTCATCGTTTATTTTTTCGTAAATAATAACATTATAATCATTTTCTTTTAACTTTTTGCTTAAATACTTTAAATTATTTTCTTCATGTAGCTTTATCCAGTTAACAAATGGTAAATCATGTATTGAATTATAACACCCCTTTAAGTATCGCTGTATTAATAAATTTAACAATGCTTGGTTTAATTTCTTTATAAAGTTCATATTTTGATTTATCGCTTAGTCCTATAATGTCTTTACCATAAACTTCGGTTAAGTCCGTTTCATCTTTTATTGAATTTGCTACTATCGTAAAACCATCACTGTAAATCCTGACAAAAAAAGACTTGTAAAACGCTCCAGTATCTTTTAATGTAATATGGTCAGCAGTTGTTTTATTTCTTTCACGACCGCCAAACACTAACTCAGTAGCTTCTGAATAGTAACCTAAAAAATTATCGTTCGCATCCGTTCCAGTTTCAAAAAGTTGGTCTATCCTATTTAAGTCTACTATAAAGTTTTGTACTTTTTTGTCAGCGTAGATTTGTATTAATATCTTATCGGATGTTAAATTCTTGACATTATCGCACAATTTTTTTAACGGCTTAAACATTTTGCAAATGTAATAAAAAAAGCCTTAGTAATTTAATACTAAGGCTTCCAATTTATGAATTAATAAAATTAAGCTACTGTTACATTTTTAGCTGTATAGCTTCTTCCATTTGCAAGTGGTGTAATGGTTAACACGTTACCAATTGTTTGAGAAGTGTAAGTAAGAGTGTAAACTCCAGCACTTTCAGTTAATGCAGTAATAGCAACATCTGCTGATGTAGTTACGTTTCTTAATTTAGAAGCAACTGCCCCAACTGTACTAACGAAATTAGCAGCCAATAAACCTTTGTCTTTAATTTTATTGCCAACTGAGCCATAATTTGTAACCAATTTAAAAGTCATTGATGTCTGACCAGTTGTAACTGCTTCAATACTAACATCTACTAATCCACTAGCATTTAGCAAATCGGCTGTGATAGCTGAACTTTCAATGTAAGATTCATAAGATTCTTTTTCAGAAATTGCATAGTTGAAAGACATTACTATTTTAGCCATAGTCGTGTCAGTCATTTTCACATCCTTAATTTGAATTGATTTAGCATCAATATTTTTTGGATATAAAATAGTTCCTGATTCAGCACCACCAATAAGGTTTCCATCAGAATCTACATAGAATACTGACAAAGTAACACATCTATTGCTTTCATAAGCTTCGATATACTTTGCAGGAAAACCTACTAATTCAAAAGATTGAGTACGGATACCGTCTTTAATATAGTAAATTCTTCCACTTGGGGCAGTTTCAACAACATTATCAGCACGTTCACCTCCTACGGTTTCAAGTGTTGATGTTGGATACCATCTTTTTGAAGTATCAGCGTTATTTAACAAAGCATCCAATACCACTTGAGTAAGTGGAACGCTTGTATCATATTTGTTTTTTGCTCCTGTTGAATCATAAGTTTCAACAAAAAAAGCTTTTTGATACACTCCCATAGGTTTAGCGCATCCGCTAATACCCGTATTTTTTAAACCTGTTCCGCAATCACATGATGCCATAATTCTATTTTTTTAACAAGTACAAGTATAATTTTTCCTAATTGGTAAGCTTAAGCTTAACTGTACACCGCTTAAAGTGTCATTGAATATGCTATTTTCGTAGCCTTTGTCATTTACGTAAATACCAAACTTTATCTTTTCTTCAATTCTAAATTCTGAAATATTGGCTTTGTTAATATACTTGTTATTGTTAAGCATATTAATAAAAGCATTCATTAAATTATACATCGGCTTTATAGCGTTTGCATCGAATGAATCAATCTGCCAATGTTCAAAATTTGCCTGGGTTAAGAAGTATAAAGTTAAATCTACATTTCTTTCATCGCTTTGTTGACCGTTATAAAACACCTCGCTGAATGGCCTTCTAAGAAATACCATCGGTGTCTTTTTAAACATATCACTTTCCATACTTAGTTCTTCATTCGCTTGCTTAACTGTTCCATGAGTAAAATATGGCGCAGGTAATGAATAAATCCCTTTTATCGGAAGCGAAGCGCCTGATACAATGATGTATTCGTTATTAACTATCGACACAACTGTATAAACAACAGCATTAATAGTTACTTTAGATTGTGGGGCTAAATAGTAAGTATTACAAGTAAATAGCTTATAGGTAGTGCCTACCGTTACCACACTTGTAACATTTAGCTTTAAATCTAAATTAGTTACTAAGTCCTTGATTATATCTATTGTATTAATCATATTAATAAGAATAACCTTTTATAAATCTGTTATAAGTTGGATATGTTGCTTTATTTAATTCAATATATAATTGGATATTCTTATAAATGTCGATGCTTTCGTTATAGCGTTGGAATAAAAATTCCTGTGTGAAGTCGTTATTAGAACTATCTACACCATTAACTACCGAACCGCTCATTGACTGTTTTATTTTATTATCCCTTACATATTCAAAGAAAATAAAGCCTAACAACATATCTTTTATCCCTTTACTTACAATCGAATAACCGTTTTGCTCAATATATAATGGGTTTGTAATTGTCAAATAAGAAGCATTTACAGGTAAGTGATTAACTACATTAGCTTTATAGAGATTGAATAAATCAATACCTAAAAGTTCACGTAAATAGCTTTCTTCATAAGTTTCAACGTAAGATTCAATCTTATCATTAATACTCTTAACTAAATCGTATTTGCCCGTAAAATCGTCTTTAACAACTATTAACCCCATTTATTTTATAATTTTAGCAATCTTTTTATCAATAAATATTAAAGCAATTGCATAGCTAACCGAATGTATTTGTCCTTTTTTCAAGTGCTCGGTATCTTTCAAAATTTCTACATTAACACTTGAATCAAGGTCTACATCCAAAAGTACAATACTTTCAGATGTAGATTCTTGAATTTTAGCCATTATTAAGCTTTAGTTAATGCAGTTATAGCAGTACTGAAAGTACCTTTAACAAATGCCTTAACGTGTTGAGATTTGATATAGAAAGCCAATCTCATTTCAGCTAAGATAGTTACTAAGTTTTTAGTAAAGTCATCGTTTTCATACCCTACTGATAACGTAATATCTTCTTTAATTCTAAGATTACCTTTAGAGCTATCCATAATCAAGAAGTCACCAGCTGTCATTCTCGCGTTACTAATTACAGGAACTTCCATTACAGAGGTAGAACCTGGCAAGGTAACAGGGAAAATGTAGTTTTTGTTAGCATCTTTAGTTAACTTCATTAAAGCAACATCAGAAGGATTCATTACAATAACATTTGCCATGAAGCCAGCAGGTTGTCCTGAAATAACCTCAGCAGTTGCGATTTGAGTAATACCAGCAACAAGAACATCGTAATTGTTAGGAGTTACAACCGCTAAAGCTAGAGCACCACCTGTGAAAGCAGTTGCATTTGTAATTACACCACTCAAAGTGTTGCCAGTTCCAGCACCTGAAAGAACTTCACTATCTTTTTTCAACTTAATAAGAGTAACAAGTTCATTGTTAATCTCACCAGCCAAAGCAGGAATATCATCCAAAGCCTCTTTTGAAGTCTTGATGTAAGAAGTGATTTTTCTAACGTTAGTTTTTGCTTCAACTAAATCAAAGTCAGCTTGTGTTTTAGCAGAACCTTCACCAGTCATGCCAGCACCGCCATCAGGATTTTTCATCTCTGCATAAGAGATAGTATTTCCTGAAGTTGGAGCAGATGCGAATAAGTCAGCAAAGAAAGGAGCAGAACGAGGCAATGGGGTGATACCAGCTTCAAACTGATTTAACAACATTGAAAGTCCACCAGTACCTACGGCAGTCACATTTCCTGTTGTCATTGTTGCAGCAGCTTTTACGCTAAGAACAATTTTTTTTGAATCACCATCTTTAATAGAATCAATTTCAGATTTTTTCAAAGATAATTGTTCTGCTAAATCTTGCTCTACTGATTTGAATTGAGCAACTGGTGCAACCTCTTTAAGCGATTTCAATTCGTTAGCAAGTCTTACAACTTCGCTTTTAATTTCAGCACTCAAAGTACCATCTTTTTTCAAAGATTCAATTTCACTTGAATCTAATTTTTTAGAAATTAAGTCTTCAAGTCCTTTAAATTGAGATTCTTGGAACTCGTTATGTAGTTCACCTTGTTCAGCTGCTGCTTTAGCTAAAAAGTCAGCTTTAGAAATTCCTTTTTCTTCTAGGAATAAATTAAATTTTTTCTTCATGGTTAGATTAATTGTGAATAAAATGATTGTTTTTCTTTAATTGCTATTGTCGGTTTGCTTTCTTCCTTAGTGTTATTGGCGACTAATCCTTTGGCAAATGACATCTGTTTAGCGTATAACTGTCTGATTGATAGTTCATATTCATAATTAGGAGCGTGTTTAATTAAGTAGTTCAATTCGCTTTCTAACTGTTTTATTAAATCCTCATTAGTGCCTTTAAAGCCTAAAAATGGTGTATTCTCATTACATCCAAACGTAACTACGCTACACTCGAATAAATTTAACTCTTTACATTCAAAAGCCGAACTTGTTTTTGTTGGGTCATCTTGAACTTCATCTTCCATGTCTAAAGGTAATTGAGTACTTGGAATATCTATCCAATTGCATTTATCCCAAACATATTGAAACCCGAATGAATGCTCTTTATAAATACCATTATTATAGCGTTCTATAATGATGTCGCCTAGTCCGCTTTTTTCAATTACATGCTCTCCTAACAATCCATTATTGTCTTCTTGCAATGTCTTAAAAGTAGCGCAAGGCTCTTGTATATTGTGTTGGTGTAAAAATTTTATTTGTCTGTTTGATGAAGACGCAGGTCCACGGTCATTTATTGACTTTAAAAATGCGCCTTTTCTTATTATATCCATCTCGGCATCAATAGTATTAAATGAAGCATAATAAGCGCTTGCCACTCTACTATTTACATCAGGAACCTGAACTGTGTTTGATGTTGCTTTGTAGTGTATAGGACTATTTGTGTTTTTTGCAAATTTTTGCATATTTTTTATAGATTTTTGCAAAATTAGCAAATAAAATTAAAATCAAATCATTTTTTAGTATTTTATGCAAAAATAAATAATAAATTTGCATAAATCAATAAAAAAAAGTCTATGAATTTTATTTCACAATTTGGTACGCTTATAAATGGTTTCTTTGGTGGGAACGAAAAGTATTTTTTTAATGCAAATAATAGTCGTGTAGTAGGTACAGAAGGTGCTGTTTATCTTGATGTAGACCAACCATACAAAATTTTTAATGAGAACCCGAGCGTTAATCAAGTTATTCGTAAAAAGTCAGCTATGTTTTCAAATATGGAGTTAAGACTTGTTGATAGAGATAACAATGTAATCCAAGATAATGAATTTGATAATTTTATAAACAACATAAATATTTATCAAGGATTAAACGCTTTTTTGAAAACATATATTGAACAAAAAGACGTTTATGGAAATGCTTTTATTTACAAAAATCAAACCTCAAGTTTGCAAAAATACCCAACATCAATAAGCTTGATAAGTCCAAGATACTTAAAACCTGTGCTTACAGGAAAAGTATTCGACCAGGTCAGTCTTGATACGGTGATAAAAAATTATGAATTGTACAATGTAAATGGAGTAATCAATAAAACATTTGAACAAGATACCGTTTTGTGGCTTCGAGTTACCGATATTGATGACCCTTTGATTGGTGTATCTCCTCTTAAATCTCTTAAATACCCTATCACTAACACAAAGTACGCTTATGATTACCTAAACTCTATAAGTGGAAAAAAAGGAGCTATTGGTATATTAAGCGATAACAACAAGTCGCCAATGGGAGGTATGCCATTAAAAAATGAAGAAAAAAGTAAAATTGAAAATGCTTATACAGATGATTATGGCGTTGAGGATGGTAAGCGAAAAGTAATAGTTTCCCAAAGTGCTTTGCAATGGCAACCAATGACATACCCAACAAGGGATTTACTTTTATTAGAACAAATAGACGCTTATTTCTTGACTATTGTAGACCATTTTGGATTGAATATTAATATTTTTAGTTCAAAATCTCAAACTTTTGAAAATGTTAAAAATAGTTTAATTCAATGCTATCAAGATACTATCATTCCAGAAGCTGATTTATTTTGTCAGGAATTGACTAAATTTTTAAATATTAAAGAAGGTCAGCGAATAGTAGCGAGTTATGACCATGTGGAAATTTTAAAAGATAATAGCGTAGTGGATTCAATATCTCAATTAGTCCAATCAAATATTTTAACCCCTTTACAGGCTCAAAATATATTAGCAGAAAATTATAGCGTGACAATTGACAATACAGGAAATTCAATCCTTGATAGGCTGAATGGATTAAGTCCTATAGTTGCAAATAATATGCTTGCTAATTTAACACCTAATGAAGTACGTAAATTAGTCGGTTTGCCAAGTGTTGAGGGTGGGGATACAATACCTACACCATCTACAGGGTTTTAATTATAAAAGAAATGCGTGTAAACGGCATACCTACAACTGTCTAATAAATGATTATAAGTGTCTATAGGTGAGTTAGTTGGCTTTCCTGTAATTTTATCTTTTACCCATTGATAGCGTTTAATTTCTTCTGCTAAGTTCTTACTTGATGCTGTATAATATACATTATACTCTTTAAGCTTACTTATACCTGCATTAATAGAGCCTTTACCTTTATTGGCTGGTAAGCAGTACAAACCTAAACCTCTAAGCTGTGTTACCATATCAGGGTCATGTTCTGTGTATATAGTTGTGTTGTCATCAAATCCATTTAATTCAAAGATTTGTTTTAGCTGTATAGGAGCAATACCAGCTTCATAGCATAATTCATGTATAAAAATATTGTTTCCAACTTTGGCAACTTTTACGCCTGCGGTCGGGTCGTTTGTATATCCAAAATCTAAGCCTCCCCAAAATTCAGTATCAGGAAATTGATTATCAGGAATCTCTTTCCAATTTGGGAAAATTATTCCTTCTAAGTTACCCGTTAAACCTCTTGCATAAACCCTCCAAAGTTCTTTATCTTTGATATTTTCAATTTTATAATGGTCTTCATCGGTTAAGAAGTTATTATGCCTATGGTCTGAAATAATAAGCTTTACACTTGCTGAAAGGTCATTACTTTCGGCACTTGTACCTATTAATTTATCATGTACCCAAAAAGGAGCAGATGGGTTATAATCAATATAAATTTGCTTTCTTGTTCTTATTGCTAATTGAAAAAATATACTAAACGGTATTCCATTTGCTTCATTTACAAAAAGATAATCTCGTTTACCATTCTTAGCAGATTGTTCATCAAGATTTGAAACAAATTCAATAAGTGAACCGTTTTTAAAATAAATTATACGGTCTGACTTATTCCAACTATCAATGTAGTTTTTAGATTCTTTGATGTTAAATAGTATTGTTTCTGTATCCCTGTAAGCACCTTTTTTTAGGTTAGGTATAGATTCTCCTGTTATTGTTATAACGCTGTTAGGCTCTGTTATAGCCTTTAAAATTAGCAGTTGACAAATAGAGTAAGTTTTTGAGCTTGATGTACCTCCTTGGTTGATTACTATTTTTTCGCTACTCTTAAAATTTTCGTGAAATACATCTGTGCATTGAAAATTAAGCATCTACTTCGTCCTCTGAATGTGCAAAATTGCTTTTACTTGAATTAACACTTAAATTTATTATTGGAGTTGTATTTATTTCTTTACCGTTGGTTGTATGGTCGACCTCTTCTTTAAGTCCTTGTAAACGAGCTACTAAATTAGTATTGTAGACTCCTAACATTGCACCCTCTATTTGGTCATTGTCAATAATTTCTAACGCTTGCTTAGTGATTGCGAAATGATTTTGGTATCCTTCTTTGTTTGAAACATAATTTGCTAAAGTATCTTTGTTTATTCCTGCAAAAATACAAAGATTTCCCCGTGTTAAGGGTGTTCTTGTTTCGACTTGCATACAAGTACCTGCAAGGTCTCCACTTTTGATTGATTCGTTTTTAATCCAATATTGAGTTTTCATAAACTCGAAATAGTCAATAAGTTTTTTTTCCCATTCTTCGGGAGTATATTTTTTCCTTGAGAAATTAAATGTTCTTAAGTCCATTTTTTACCCTCTTTTATGTACAAAATTATTAATTAACGGTTTATAAATGTATTCAGCACTTACAAGATTTGAGCCATCGGTATATGTTATATTAGCTCCACTTATTGAACTTATAGACTGTTTGATAAACACGGTTTGATTTGTTGAATTGTAGTCTGTAACGTACATTTCAGAATTAGTATTGAAATCAAAGCTTATTAAATTAATTAGCCAAAATTCAACTGCATTTATTTTTAACGTATATTCAATTTCTATATTATCGGATAGCCATACTTCATTTCCATTTTGGTACTTTACAAATGTCTTATCTTTAGTTTGTTTTTCAAGTCCGAAATAAGCGTTTGGAATCCTTATTGAATTATACCAATTTAGTGAATCAAAATCGTTTTTTAGTGATATATCTGATATTCTTCCATCGTTGCCATTTTT